GCGGGCGGGCCGATGCGCTCCACCAGGTACAGGTGGAGGCCCTTGCCGGTGAACAGGTTGTAGCCGATGTCCTGCTCCTCATCGCTGAGGCCGGACTCGTCGAGGTACCGGAACACCGAGAACGTGGCCTCGTAGTTCGACGCCCCGTAGGTGGTGGAGTTCCCGGAGTCCTCCAGGCCCGGCTCGTTGAGCGTGTCGGAGCCGGTGGGGGACAGCCGGTAGCCGGAGCGGAGGATCGACTTGGAGATCCGCTGGCCTGCGGACAGCTCGGCGACCGTGAGGGCGTCCGGGTCTGCCGGGGCGACCGCGAGGGCCTCCAGCCGGATGCGGCCCTCGAAAAGGGACTTGGCCATGTCAGGCCTCCTTGCTGCCCGCGGCGCGAGCGGTCGTGGCGGCCGGGGCCGCGGGCTTGCCCGCACCCTTCGGCTCCTTGTCGGTCAGGTTCGGGAACAGGTCGTGGTCGAACCACTCCTGCGGCACGTTGTGGGGAAGCTTCTCCCCGGTGCGGGCATCCCATGCGGGCACACGCTTGGCCATGGCGGCCTCCTTTATCCGGTGGTGGTGAGGTAGGTGAGTTGGACGTAGTGGCGGGCGGGGTTGACGCCCCGGTCCTTGAGGACCGGGAGATTGGTGATGGTGGGGTCCTCCTCCAGGGGCGCCGCCCACGGAGTGAGTACCGTGCCGTCGAGCGCAGACCGGACGAGGGAGACGGTGTCGAGCGTCCACATCACGTCCCCGGAGGCGACCGTGAGCACGGCCTGCCAGGTGAGGTCCCCGCTGGTGGCCGACTCCAGTTCCCTGGACGCGGCCGGGCGGATACCGGGGTCGGCCCAGAGCACGACGTAGGGGTACACGCGGCCGTCCGCCGTGGCCGGCGGGTGGTCGGGGACCTCGTTGTCGTAGACGGTGATGGTGGTGATCCGGCGGAGCGCGGTGAGGACGCCCGCGTGGAGGGTGCCGACGCCGGTCACGTGAACGGCCCCTGGGCAACCTGCTGGAACGCCTTCTCGACGGACGGCAGGACGTCAGCGAGGGCGGGTGCCATGAACGGCTGCGCCCTCATCCTGCTGGTGCCCATCTCCACGAACACGCCGTAGTTCGCGGTCGGCCCGATCTCGGCGGTCAGGCCCTGCACGTTCCGGCCGATCGAGGAGCGCAGGAAGCCGGTGTCGACCGGGGAGTGGCGCTTGCCTGCCGCCTCGACGTCCGCGGCGCCCTTCGCGATGACCGTCTCCGCGGCCGAGGTGATGTCAGCTGCGGAGAGCTTCCCGCCCAGGTTGTGCAGATCGCTGGCGTCCCAGTTCATGGGGCACCACCGGGCTGGCTCTGCAGGTTCAGGTCCGCGTACACGACCCGCTCGAACCGGCGGGAGGAGTAGTCCAGGCCGGTGACGGTCAGGACCTTCCCCACGAGCGTGGTGTCGTCGGGGCAGGCGGTGATGGTGATGGCCGCGTCGACCGGCACTTCCGGGGCGTCGGCCTCCAGGCTGATCTGGTAGGCCCGCTGGGTGACGTCCTGCCGTGCCGCGTCCGCGGCCCCGCCTCGGCCGTCCAGTGGCTGCGCCCGGAACGGTCCCTCGTGGAGGAGAGCCCCCGGCGTGGACGGCTGGGCGCCCCCGGTGGGGGTCCAGCCACCGATACCCGGGTCCCGGATCGTGAGGTGGCCGTTGAGCGCCCCGGCGGCGGCCGGCTGGTGGTGCGGGGACCAGTCCGGGTGGATCGTGGTCGTGGAGGGGAACGGCATGGCCTATCGCCGCCTCGGGTGGAACTCGAGGACCGTGAACAGTCCCTCCCCGTCCGCGTCCTCTGCGGCCTCCTCGTCGTCGGCGGCACGCTTGCGGTAGGCGGCGGCCAGGGCGCGGAGCTCGGCCGCGACCTTCGCGGCGTCCGTGGACAGGTCCTGGGTGCGGATGACCTTCCCGACGAGCACCTCGGACACGGCGATCGCCTCGAGGGCGTCGGCAGCGGCCCGGCGCACGTGCCAGGTCTCCTCGCCGCCGGCCATGCGCAGGAACGCGGCGAGCTGGTCGTCGGTGAGGATCTGGCGGTCCGGGTCGACGTCGGCGATGAGGAGCCGCACGTCCCCCACACTGGTTTCAGGCATGATGCGGCTCCTTCACGGGGTTGACGCGGGGTGGGGGTCCGCCCGCCTGCCGGGCAACGGGGCGGCAGGCGGGCGGACGATCAGCGCGTGCCTGCTACGCGTTGCCGGTGGCGACGAACGTGCCGGTCGGGATCACCAGCGACGAACCCGTCGAGTGCCGCACCCGGTACTGGACGGTGTCGTCGTCGAACGACCCCTCCTCCGGGGCGACGCTGCCGCCGACGACACGGTTGCCCGCATCGTTCTTCACCCGCAGGTCCGGCTGCTCGTTGCCACGGAGGAACCCGGTCACGTGCGCGGGCCGCGGGCTGTTCGGCGCGGGGAGCACGAACCAGGTGCGGTTCACACCGGAGAAGCCCGAGGCGACGACCGGGAGCCACGGGTTCACGACCAGGGTCAGCACACCGGAAAGGTGGTTCGACTCGGTCGTGGTCGTGTTGCCGTCCGTGCGGCGGATCTCCGTCGCGGTGAGGATCTTCCGGGCCTGCATCTCCAGGGCCGGGGGCACCATGAGGACGCTGCCGGACACGACGATCGGGCGACCGTCCTTGTCCTTGCGGGTGGAGATCGCCTGCAGGGCGGCCTCCACGTTGTCCGCGGACAGTGCGCCCTCAGCGCCCGTGACAGGGGCGTTACCGTTCTGGGCGCGGAAGAACGCGGTGTTGAGGCCCGTGTTGCCGGCGTTGAAGAACGCGGACGCGGCAACGATGTCCTCGGTCTCCCGGGCCGCGGTACCGAGCCGCTCCGGGAGGTTCCGGAACGCGTCGAGCTCGTCGTTGATGAACATCTCCCACGTCAGCGGGATCCGGTCACCGTACTTCTCGACCTTGAACTCGTACTCGGCCTCGGTCAGACCCCGGGCCGGGTACTCGCTGGCCTCCTTGACCTTCGACAGGCCGGCGCGGCCACCGAGGAGCTCGACGAGCTTCTTCGGCTTGAAGTTGGGGACCACGGAGCGGCGGGAGTACTTCTGCCAGACCGGGGCGATGCCCTGGTATTCCTGCAGGAGTTCACGGCCGTAGGCCGCGCCGAGCAGGATCGGGAAGTCGGCCGTGGTCATGGACTCCATGACGTCGGCGCGGGCCCGGAAGTCACCGTCGAGGGCCTTCTGGAAGGTGGTGCGGGCCTCCAGGATGCGCTGGTTGCGCTGGAGGACGGGGGTGGTGGTCATGGTGGGGGTCCTCCTCAGACCTGTGCGATGCGGACGGGGACCGGCGCGGCCGCGGCGGTCTTGGTGGCGAGGGCGTAGCCGAACGGCTCGCCGAGCTCGCCGGCTGCGACCACGAGGGTCTTGCCGTCGAGGTAGAGCGGGGAGCCCACGTCGGTCACTGCGCCGTCGACCTCGAGGTCGTATGCGCCCTTGAGCCAGACGGTCGCGTTGCCGTCCTCGTCTCGGCTGGTCTGTGCGACACCGTTGAGGGCTCCGACCCGGACGGGGTCACCGGAGACGGTGCCCGAGGGGACGGGCAGGGTCAGGTGGTCGGCGTCGCGGAAACGCTCGTTGGTTGCCATGTCAGGCCTCCTTGATGGTTCGGCCCGTGAGGGCGGCGAGAGCGGCATCCAGGTCGGCCTCCGTGAGGTCCTCACCGCTGCCGTGGGGGTTGGTGTCGCCCAGGCCGCGGGGGGCGCCCGCGCCGCGGGCCTCCTGGGCCTCGGCCGCGGCCTCAGCCACAGCGGCGGCGAACGCCTCCTGGTCGAGGCGCCCGGACTCACCGGTGGGCGGGTCGACGAGCAGGCCGCGCCGCTCGAGGGCCGTGAACTGGTGGCCGGACTCGGCGATGATGCGGGCCGCGTGCGCCCGGTCCGCCTCCTGGTGGGCTTCGCTGACGGACTGGCGGGCGGTGTCCCGCTCGGTGATGAGGGTGTCGCGCTCGGTTTCGAGCACGGGCACCCGGCGGTCAGCCTCTTCGAGCTGAGCCAGTCGGCTCTCCTCGATCTGGGGCATGGTGTCCTCCTCGGACTCGGTGGTGTGGGGCTGCCCCGCCGGGGTGACGGGGACGAATGTGGTGACGCGGCGGACCTGGGTGGGGGTGCCGGTCAGGCTGGTGGCGTTCTCACCGGTGGTGGCGTAGGCCTGCTGCCAGGTGCCCTGGTCGGGTCCGGTGTCGATCTCGAACCAGACGGTGGTGTCGTCGTGATCGACGACGTACACGAACAGGTTGTTCCCAGCCCCGTACCTGGCCTTCAGCAGGTCGGCGAGCTCCTCGCGCCGCTGATCGGCGGTCGCCTCGGTGACGGGCTGGGTTTCGCGGACGATGAGGGGCGAGGTGCGGCGCGCGGACTCGTACACTTCGCGGACGCGGCCGCCCCTACCGGCCTGGGTCACGAAGTCGACGCTGATGCCCTGGTCGAGGGACTCCACGACGCGGCGCCCGGACTCGTCGGCCTCCCCGAGGGTGGCCTGG